GGTGCTTTTGGTTTACACGAAGCATTAAGATGGGCGTTAATAGAATCTTATATAAGTAATGAAACTAATACCTTTGAAGGTTTTTGGGATTTAGTTTTAAGTGGAGTATTTCTTAAACATTATGCTAAAGGATTTGGAACAGGTGTAGCTGTAGCTGTTGGTGGTAAAATTGGCGGTAAGGTAATGAATAAGATGTTAACTAAAACACCTTTAGTAAATTCTGTTGTAGGTAATAAGATTATAAATACGGGAGAAAAATGGGGTTCATTAGGCGGTGAAATATCAATGTTGGCAACAGTACCTGCTTTGTATGAAACCAGACTTCCAGTTAAAGAAGATTTTATAGATGCGGCAGTTATTATTATCGCATTAAGAACGGGTATAAGAGGATTTAAAACAAGTGCAAAACGTCTAAATGATATGACCCGTAAATTATATTTCATTTATGCAAAAACTGGCAAACCACCAAGAATGACAATGGAGGATGCTAAAAAAGATCCCGATATTCTTGATGATATGATGAATAAGGATAAGGAAGTGCCAGATGCTTATGAACAAGAAGCAATAGTTACAAAAGATAAAATGAATGAATCAGTTGGTAAAGCAGATGAAACTTCTCAACAAAATTTTAAACCACCTAAATTCATTGTAGGTAGCCGTGTCAATTCAGATAATACAGGTATCTTTAAAGCAGAAGTAATTGATGTATCATTTAAAGATGGACAACATATTTATAAGATTAGAAAAGATGATGGAGAGGTAGTTAATGTTCCAGAAAATATTTTAACTAAAGCAACACCTTCTAAAGAAGTAGTTGTTTGGAAAGATACAACCGAATTTAAGAAAAAACAAGCTAGTGGTGAATATGATTCTAAAATAGAAGTTTTAGAAAGAGATAATCAAATATTTGAAACTACAAAACATACAGCACGTCAAGCAATACCACCTACTCATAAAAAATTTCAGATGTCAAATGATGACATAGGGCAAACAAATGGAATAATGTTATGGTTAAAATCATTTTATCCTAAATTAAATAAGGTTGTTAGTGAGTATTCTTATTCAAAGATGTCATTACCAGAAATGATACAGAAAGCATTTTTAAATAAGAAAGTAACTGAAAGTCCAATTCGTTTATTATTTAAAGTAGAAAAAGGAAATAATTTAGGCGTTGAAAGATCCATTCTTGTAGGTGATGTTAATGGTAAAATATTTAGTTTTGATCTTCACGCATATATGGCTCTAAAAAAATTAATGGATGGTAGTGATGCTGTAGTTACGGCTCACACTCATATTAAAGAAAGTGGAGCATCTATGCACGGAGTATTAATTTTTAGAAATAAAGATGGTTTAATAACTGGTTTATTAGCATCTAGGGGTACAAATGAAAAAGTAATAAATGAAGCTACTAAATTTAAAAATGAATTTGGTATAAATGAAAAACCATTTGCTAATATGCGAATAGACGAACCTTCACCTAAATCTAGGAAAGAAGGTGGTTTTCCAGATTGGAGTGATCTTGATCCTAATAAAGATACCAATGTATTTAGAGGTTTGGAATTACGTGATCTTATTAAAATATTTAGAGAACTTTCAACGGGTAATGTTATTGCAGATAAAATTCGTGCAGGTAAATTTGAAAAGATATTAGGTCAATTTTATCCTATTCAAGCATTAACAGGAGCAGCTAAAAAGAAGGGCGAAAAAATTGTATTAAATGAATCTTTATTTAGTAAAGATCAGCCAAATTATAAAAAGAAATTAGAAGATATATTAATGGTAATGGCACACGAATTGGGCCACGCTTTAGACTATCTTCCACAAAAGGATTTAGCTAGGGGTAATATTTTAAATCGTTTGGCAACTACTTTAAATGAATTGACAAAATGGATTTCTGGTAAAGCAGATAGTAAATTTTCTCCAATGACTAAAGAGGAAATAGCTAATATGAGAAAAGAAGCTGAAAGAAGGGCTAGAACAGAAGTCAATCAAATTGATAAGGATTTAAAAGATTTAGGATATGACCCTAAAGATATTTTAAAAGTTTTTACTGATAGAGATGCAAGACAGATATTACCACCTGCTGTTTATGAAGCATATGCTAAAGCAAGTTCTACAGCAAGTTCTACCTTAAAAAAAGCTATTATACGGGATGCTTTAAAAGGAATTACAAATACTGTTATTCGAGATGCTTTACTTCCTAAAAATAAACGAGATACGTCACGTTTAGTTCAAGCTAAAGCTAAACAAATCTATGAAAAAATGCTTGAAAATGAAGTGATTAGACGAGGTTTAGTAGGTTTAGATGAAATAATGATTGAAATGAAAGCAGTTACACAAAGATATGGGTCTTTCAATGAAAGATACCCACCAGATGAACGTATATCACAGACAGCTTGGAATAAATTTGTTGCATATCGTTATAGTTCGAGAGAATTAATGGCAGAATTTATGATGTCATTTTTATTACATCCTAAAGAACTTCAAAAAATAGCACCAATATCGTTTAGAACTTGGATGGCTTATATAGATAGAAAACCAGAATTTTTAAAAATTTGGAATGAAATACAGACTGAATTAAATTTACCTAGGGATAAACGAATAGCTAAATTCATTAAGGAAGATATTACTACATCCATAGATAATTCCCAAAAAATGATTGTAAAAGCCGAAGCAGATAAAACAGCGAATGAAAGATACGATAAGTTTAGAATAACAATGGACTATCAAAATTTTACTATTACTAATTATTTTAAAAAAATAAATGATGATATTAATTTCTGGTCAGCACCAAAGAGTAAGAAGCGTTTTGAAGTACCACCAGAAAAGAATTTAGAATCTATTAATGAAAGATACATTTATGGCAATACTTTAATTGAACACGCACAGAATACTTTATATAAATTCTTTTGGAAACCTTTGTTAGATTCTGGAATTAATAGACACACAATAGGTGTTTATATGCAGAATAGATTGATTATGAATCCAGAAGGCACAAGAGCCAATGTTCTAAATCCCAAAGGAACAGAAAGAAATTTGGCTTTTGAAATTGTTACTCATTTAGAAAAAGACTATCCAGAAATAAAAGCGTTAGCTGAAAAATTTTATGAGTATAGACAGAATGAAATTATACCTTTATTTGAAGAATTGGGTATGCCTAAAGAACATTTAGAAATTGTTAAGAATAATAAAGATTATATGAATTTTAGTGTAGAGGAGTATGCAAATTGGAGGGGAGATAAATGGGCCGCTAACTTTGTTGCAGCTATTAAATATGGAACAAGTAAAGATGTAATTAATGTGTTGGATGCTACGATTGTTAAAGATTGGGCTTTACTGACAATGCTTCAAAGACATCAAATGATAAGAACTAATGTTACTTTTTTAAAGGATGCTAAAGAGAAGATTAAAAATCTTAATAGAACAAGGGTTAAATGGAATAGAAAAATAGTAGGTTTTAAAATTACACAGCCCATTATTGAAAGAACGTATGAACCTGCTGTATGGGATCGTATGACTAAAAGATGGAAACCAGAAAATGAAAATTTAGATGTTACATCTACTAAACGTGGTTGGGCGTTAGTTGAATATTTAGACGTGGATGGCAAAAGACAGGGTGCATATATAGGAATAGAAATAGCTGATGCTATGAATAGCTTACAGGGATCACGCCAAATGATAGCAATACATCAATGGGCTTATGGTTTGAATATGCCTTTTAGAAAAGTGTTTACTGAATTAAGTCCACCTTTTTGGGGATATAATGTATTCCGTGATATTTTTAGAACAGTACAAAATTTAGATGGTGCTTCATTATTTGATGTAATACACGGAGGTAAAAATTCATTTATATTAAGATGGATACAAAGTTTGCCTGATGGATGGCGTATTATGTTTGATGCTGCATCGGATAAAATCTCACCAATGGTAAAAGAAATGGTACGAAATAGAAATTTTATTTCAGTATTTGAGGGATATAGAAATCAAGCTATAGGTCTTGAAAGAGGAGAAGCAAATTGGGTTAATCATACCGATAATTTTGCAAGAGCATTTTTCTTGTTATCAAGGGGAGATAAGTGGAAAACAATGTCTAAAAAAGAAATGGAAACTTTTGTTAGAAATGTTCACAAGAAAAAGGTTCAGAATTATACAGTAGAAGAAAAACACATTGAATCTCAAATGAGAGATATGATTATTCAATCATTTGAGAAAAGGTTTCAAGAAGTAAATTGGTTAGGTAAAGATAAAAGTGCTAAAAAATTAATAGGTTTAATTGGTGAAAATAGTTGGATTCAACCTTGGTATAAAACGATTGTATCGGCTGAATATATAGCGAGAGTTTTTGAAAGAACAACAAAGATTGCTGCTAAAGCAGATATGCTGAAAAGAAGAAAAGAAGGATTGCTTGATTGGACAGATGCACAAATAGAATATGCGGTAAGGAATTGGGCAGGTTCACCTAACTTTTTAAGAAAAGGAAATGCGGCTTGGTTATACAATAATCTTTTATTATTTGGCAATGTATTCAAGGAAGAAAATAGAAGTGTTCTTGAAGCTAAAAGATGGCATAAACAATATAAGTTTCTTTGGACAGATAGTTACTGGCACGGCTCTTGGTATGCAAAATTAGCTATGTACACTATCGCACCTAAAGTTATTTATAGGGCAGCTAAAATAGGTTATTTAGGTGCAGCAGCCCATTTATATTTCAACTTAATAGGTAATGATATTCTTTCACAAAATACAGTTATTCCTTTAGGAGTTATAAATGACCGAGGGGAATTTGAATATGGAATTGAAGGCAAAGGTACTATGAAAGCTGTGTATCTTCAATTCCCATTAGATGAATTTCAAAAATTAATTGGTACATTGGCGTGGCACGGAATGGAAGAAACTTGGGGTCAAGTTAAAGATGATGCCGAAACTAATTTATTTCAAAATGCTATTAAGCACGGCATAGGAGTTTTAGATGACCAAACACCAAGTTTATCTCCATTGATACCTTTAGTTATGAACGCTTTTCGTTCATTAGGAGTAACTGATACACGCCCTATAGATTATTGGACAGGTAGAGAATTATATCCAGATTATGTTCAACAAGCAGGAGGTATATTAGGTGCAAAAATGAGGGCAAAAGCATTTGCTAAATGGGCTTGGAATAATACTGGTGGTTTAATGTTTTATAAATTTGATATAGATTATAAAGTTGGAAATTATAAAGATATTGTAAGTATGATAGAAAAAGGACTTAACATACCATTTTTTGGAAGATTGGTAGGTAGGTTTCTTAAAGTATCAGACCAAGGTATACAAGAAATAGTATGGGATAGGTTACAAGAAACTAGAGAGAAACAGGCCTACTATAAGGTAGTAATGGATAATGCTGTAAATAAATACATGACTACTGATGGAAAGTTAGATTTGTCTAAATTAAATGCAGAAGAAAAACACGCAATGTATGCCGATACAAGTTGGATTACTAGGTATTCTAATACAGTACAAAAGACATTTGGTACACAATGGCTACATATTTTAACTGGGTTAGATGGTCAAGAATTGGTACACGCTATTCAAACTATGACTAAAATACAATATGACTTTAATTATAATATTGAATATTTACAGGAGAAGTAAATGTTTAAAAATCAAATGAATAATGGTATTATAGAATAAAAGAACTATGACAATTTCAACCACGATAATTAAAAATAGCTATTCGGGTGATGCTAGTACAACTGTTTTCGCCTATGCTTTTAAGATAGTAACAACAGCCGATATAGAGGTTATTATTCGTTCTTCCGCAGGTGTGGAAA